GTCGCCCCATCTCACGCGCCAGTTTCAGGGCAAAACTCAGCTCACCGTCGAACACTTTCCCGCAGAAACAGGCTCTGCAGGCCCGGCGTCCTCTGTCTGTTCAGGGGCATTATTCACCACAAACTCATACATACCGGACAGCCGGTACACCACGTTTTCAGCATGAGAAATTGCCTCCGTGGGCCAGGTGGTAAGCACTTCCTGCTCAATTTGTTTAACGGCTTCATTCATGGACGGCATCTGCGTCTTCTGCGGATGGTTATGCCACAGGGACATCGCCACCAGAAACGCGCCGGTTCTGATGGCGTCTTCCACAGTAAACTTCCGATTGCTGTCTGACTCCGCCTGTTCTGCCTGCCGTTTCATCAGGGCGAGATGCTCAATACGCTGCAGGGCTGACAGTTCAGAAAGCGTGACGGTCACACCGTTATGTTCAAATGATTCGGTTTTCAGGAACATCTCTGACTCTCCGGATTAACTGGCGGTGACGGTGATTTCTGCAACCGCAGCAAACTCACCATTACCGGATACGACCGGAATGTTGACCTTACCTGCAGCAACGCCATTCACGGTGATGGTCATACCACTGACCGACACGGTGGCTTTTGTTTTATCCGCTGACACCGCACGGAAGCTCTTGTCGGTTGCGCCTTCCGGCTGGAAGGCCACGGTCAGCGTGGTGCTCTTCCCTTTCACTACGGAAGCGCTGGCTGGCGTCACGGTCATGCCGGTTGCCGCTGTTACCGTGCTGCGATCTTCTGCCATCGACGGACGTCCCACATTGGTGACCTTCACCGTGCGGGTAATCACTTCCTTCGCCGTCACCGCCTTACCGATACTGCTGACCCAGCCACGGAACACATCGACCGTGCCGTTCGGGAAGCGGATTTTATAGGCACGGGTATCACCTTCATTAAACCACGCCAGCAGCGCCTGCTGCCCCTGCTCTCCGGGCATCCACGCCAGCGTGAAGCTGGTATCTCCGGCAGATTTCTGCCCCTGCCCGGTCGCGGTCCAGTCTGCATCTTCATCATCGAGATAGCTGTCGTCATAGGACTCAGCGGTCATCTCGCCCGGCGTCAGATCCTTCACCTTAGCCAGTCGCTGCCAGTCATCGTCTGACAACGGGTTTGCATAAGCATCACCCTTGCCGTTGTAAACCCACAGAGTGGTACCGGCACCTTTTACCGGCTCAAGGGGATTTGGTGTTGCCATATCGTCCTCACATCTCGTATGTAATGGAATAAGTCAGATCTGCAGAACTCCATAACGCCATATCGTCATCACGACGATACTCATAGCCCTGCGTAACCATCGTGGTAATCAGTCCTGCCAGTGCCGGGATCGCGGTCATCGCCGGGTAAATCCGGCTTTCCATCCACTGATCGAGCTCTGAATCCGGTACCTGTGCCGGTAAAAACACCTCAATATGCAGTGTGGCCCGCCAGGTATCTGCATCCAGCTCTTCACCGGTATACTCTGCATCCGTCAGATAAACCGCGATCGCAGGAAAATCCTCTTCGTCAAAAACAACGGGGCGACCATCAAACAGCGTCGCCCCGTGTTCATGCTGCTCGAGTGCATCCAGCACTGCGGCACGAATGTCAGTGTGTTTCATCGTTTTATCGCAATCCTCAGTTGTTGTTTCAGCGCGTATGCCAGTTCTTTAGGCAGGCGTTCACGCCGGATACGGTCAACATTCTCATCAAATGCCTGTTTCAGTGGGGCCGCCATCGGGATTTTCACCACCTGAATGGGAAGGCGATTACGCTTTTTCCTTCCCTTGTCGTCATTGCCCTCCTTATATCTGGCCTGGGGAAGACGTTGCATAACATGCCAGCGCCCATTATTTAATCGCTGGATAAATGCCCGCTGATAACGATGCTGACCGGCTTTGAGTATGCTGTTCGGACGACGCCCCAGCATTCTGATCCCCAGCTTAATCACAGGGAGATCACCGCGGTTAACGATAATTCTGGCATTCGGATTTCTGACCGTCGCCCGTTTCAGTCTGGACCGTTCCTTTACCAGTTTCCGTCTCACCCTGGTTTCCCGGGCAACCTGTGACGAAGACTGATTAATCGCCGTTGTGGCCACGCGGTTAATGGTCATTGCAGAAGCAGCCGGAATGGCGTTTTTACGAACCCGGCTCAGATTGTCAATCGCCTGATCAAGCCCTTTTATCGCCATAATTCACCCTGCGTTTATCGTCGCCGGTTAACTGCGGGTGGTTGCCCACGGTTGAGCCAGAGATAACAGCTACCCCCGTCATCCGGAGAAACACGATCCACCCAGAATGTCTCACCATTAATGGTCAGCGTGTCACCACGCCGCACGGCACGAACCGTATCCGTCCGCACAAATAATGACGGGCTGCTTCCTTCAATACGGACCCCGCTACCGGCAAACCCCAGCGACTCCGGATCGTCAAAAACCCCCTGAACTTCGCTGCCACACTGTGCCCCCGAGGTGAACTGCGCACAGAGCCCCATCACTTCAACAATCGTTCTGTCCACCCCGGCAAGGGCAGCATCAAAGGAATTCTCAAAATCACGCATAAACGGCCATTCCGCTCCTGACCATGTCTTTTGCCACTGAGGGGGGCATCAGAATTACTCTGCCAGCATCAACATGCTCAACAGGCTCACCTGTTTCATCGTCAACACCGCACAGGTAAAAACACTTCAGAAGCCTGATACGTTCCAGAATACCAACGTCATCCTCACCGGTGTGCCTGCATGCCTGCTCATGAACGGTATCATCAACATCTGCGATTTCATTTTCCGAGGCGCAAACCTCCTCTTCCCACTCTGCCACACGCTGTGCGATATCCGCAGCACTCCCCGACATATCCGCCTCGCGCCCCAGCAGACCAGCCAGTTCACGAAGACGTTTCTGATTTTCTTCTTTTGTTGCCATATCCAGCTCCCTGTGAAAAAAACACGGGGGCATTTCGCCCCCGCTCACGGATTATTTCACCTGTACCACCACAAACTCATCCGGATCCGGCAGCACCATCAGCGGCGCGGACTGCGTCATGGTGAATTCACAGGACGGATCGCCCACGGTCAGCCAGTGTTTCGGGTAACGGGAAGAAGCCACCACTCCTTCAGACAACGCCTGTGCATCCTTAATGGCTCCATAGCAACGAATCCCCTCTGCTGCCGTATTCCCCAGCACCAGCGTGCCCTCCGGCAGATAACGTTTTTCGGTACCGTCCTCTGCCACATAAGACGTTTTCGCTACCACAATGGCCAGATCGCCGTAATACCCCTTGAAGGATACCACTGCGCCCAGATCTTTCACTGCCGTTTCGAGTTGTGAATTTGAGCCGCGACGGGTATCCATTTTTTCGCGGAAAAGCTTAAAGCCATTCAGCAGACGCCAGACGGTACCGTCCATAATGGCAATATTCACAAGACCACTGGCCTGATCACAGAAAAGGTCGATATCATATGTCGGGTCGAACGTGTCACGATCCTGTTTTGACCACTCCTTACCGCTACCTTGTATGATGTTATTCTTCGTCGATCGGCCAAAATCGACTTCAATTTTCTCGAACTGGTCTCCTTCCATCGTATATTTGCCATACAGCACGGCATTCACCGCCTGCATTTCTTCCACCTGCACAATAGCGTGCTCTTCCTGTTTGAGGTTATCAGTGATGATACGCAGACGACGGTAGGCCGGGTCGTTCAGCTGAGCCGGATCTTCACCGGGAAGGCGCTCAACCGCCTGCTGGTAATTAAATTCGTGTTTCGGCTTGACGTAGCCCGGACGCAACACGCGGGTTTCACCACCACGATGGCGCAGCACTTTTCCTTCAACGATCGGGGAGACATAGGCCGCCACCGGCGTTTTTCCGGTAATTTTGTCCAGCATCACCTCTTCGGTGTGGAAATTCACCGTACGGCGGAAAAACAGCTCCAGAAATAGCGCACGGAATTTAACTTTTTGTTCGGTATAACCGAGTAACTGGCGGGTCGTAAACAATCCCATAAATCAGTTCCTTTCATTCAGAAATCAGTCAGGCCACCATGGTGGCCTGATAACGTGTTACGGCAGAGCCGCGTGACTCAGGGCTGTGCCGGCAAAGGCATTTGCCTTTTTGTGTTCATCCACACTGTCAGGCCAGCGGATTGCCTCCGTCGCAAAGGTCCCCGACTTGTAATAGGTCAGCACCGTCTCTGTGCCTTCAAGCGGCAGTACCAGTATGCCAACCGCACTACCGGCTTTCTGTCCATCCCAGACCACCAGTTTCCCGGTGGCTTCATCCAGCATCAGGGGCGTCAGAGCCGGTGTTGCAGAAGAAATCCCGCTGCTGCCTGTGGCGGTATGAGCCGGATCACTACCAGCAAAAATACGTACTTCCGCACGCTGTTCAGTGATGGTTTTCGTCACCATTTTGTTAAAACCTCATATTGATGGTCAGCACTGACTTCATGGCATGGCCATGAGCATTTTCACGTCCGCATCACCGTCTGCTGACGTCTGTGACACGCCACCCCGCACCGCTGCCGGTGAATGATTCGCCATGAAATGTTCAAACAGGGCGGTTGTGGATGCAGAGACCGGTTCGGCCTTACCTGATCCCGCAGCCAGCACAGCCCGGGCGTTCTCCACGGTCATTCCCGGGCAGGCCGCCAGTTTTTCAGCCTGCGCTTCTGCCCCTTTTGCCTCATCCAGGGCCATGATCTGATCACGAAGTGAGGGCCCGGCATCCGCCAGTGGTGCAGCCGCCAGGATCGGGCGGGCTTTTTCCACCGTCATCTCCGGCATCGCCGCCAGCGTTGCCGCCAGTTGTTCACGACCGTTCGCTTCTTCACACGCCATAATGCGATCGGCTTCACTCTGCGCGGATGCCACCGGCTGCTGCGGTGCCGCCGCGGCCAGAATCGCCCGGGCCTGTTCAATGCTCATGCCCTGTTGTCCTGCCAGCATCGTGGCAAGCTGTTCACGTCCTTTCGCTTCCTGACACGTCAGGATCCCCATCACTCGCTGGTTCTCCTGCGCGGCAGCTTCCGTTGCAGTTAATTGCGGCATAGTGCCTCCTCTGACATTACTGTTCAGCGCCGTGGCCATCACACTGATGGCATCCGACGCATTGATTAATTCATCCGCCAGCCCGGCCTCAATGCCGGACTGACCTTCAAAAACGGCGGCCTCTGTTCCCGTGACCGCATCCACAGACAACCCGGTATACATCGCCACTTTTTCGGCAAACATCCGGTGCGCCGCATCAATCCGCTGCTGCATATCCTGGCGAACCTCTGCCGGCAACGCTTCAAACTGATTGCCATCCACCTTGTGCGCCCCGGCATAAATCAGCGTGATATCCACACCGGCCTGCGCCAGATGACCGGCATAGCTGACATGGCTCATCATCACGCCAATGGAGCCGATACGGGATGTCTGGGTAACCAGCCGTCGGGAGCAGGCCGACGCCAGCAGCATGGCTGCAGAGCAGGCCGTGTCATTGCACAGTGCCCAGACCGGCTTCTGCTGACGGAGGCGGTAAATCATGTCAGCGCAGTCAAACGCGCCGGCGGCCTGCCCGCCCGGACTGTCAATGTCCAGCAGTACGCCCCGCACCTGGCTATCCGCCATTGCCTGCTGAAGACAGGCGACAATACCGTCATAGCCTGTCATTCCGGAAAATGGCCGCATACCACCCAGCCGGTGCACCAGCGTGCCGGTCACCGGCAGTACAGCAATACCGTTCACCACCCGGTAAACACGGGCCGGTCGTTTACCTCCGGCCATGTACTCATCCGTTTCAGCCAGCATTCCGGGAGCATCAAACTGTACCTGCTGTTGTGGTACCGAAAGACTTGCTGCTCCCATCTCGCGCCCGAGCGCGCAAAAGAAAACCCGCGCATAGGCGGGCTCCAGAAGCAGCGGTTCATTGAATGCTGCGGCAATAATGTGTGAAAGATTACGTCTCACGTGGTGTTGTCTCCTCTTCCGGCCTGCGACTCTCCGCTATCTGCTGCTGATACGCCTGCGCTATCCACACCGGACGTGAGAGTCCGGCTTTTTGCCGCTCAGCAGATTCCCTGACCTGCTGGCGGAAAATGTCCTGATAATCCTCGCCCATCAGCGCCAGCTCTTTCTCATACGTGCTCAGTCCGGCCTCAATGCGCATCACTGATTCCTGGACTTCCTTGAGCCCGTCAATGGCCATTCTTCCGGCACCAATCCACTCTGCCCGTGACCAGGCTGATCGCGCCTGATAAAAATCAAAACGTGCCCGTGGCGGACGAATAATCCCCCGAAGAAGTGCCTCTTCCAGCCAGCAGGAAAACATCTGCGTGGCCAGCCGGGCCGCAATAAATTTTCGCCGCCCCATAAAATAGCGCCACGACTCATTGGCGGAGGCGCGGGCACTTGAGTAACTGACCTTCGAGTAATCACGGGACAACTGTTCGTAGGAAACGCCAAGACCGGCGGCGATATACCGCAGCAGCGCCTGTTCAAGCGCAGAAAATCCATTGTCTGAATCCTGCGCAGTCTGTAGTTTCAGATCATCACCAGGGAAAAGGTGCGGAATTTTGACACCGCCCAGTGTCACGTTATTCGTGTCATACCAGCTGGAGAACTTCTCCAG